TTTGATCTCAGAGTTTGTGTATTTCTTCATTGGTCGCACCTTGTGGCTGTTGGTTTAGTTTCGCAGGTGTGTCGAGTGCGGTCGTTGCATCCAGTAACGACAAACATCAGGGCGATGGCAAGAGCGGCGATCACGGCAAGAGTTTTCATGGCTCGGTTGGTTCTTCATTAGCAAAATTAGGAAAAACTGGCAACATTGCATTTGCTTCCATAATTGCTATTTCTTCATCGGTCATGTCACGAGTTTCTGAAACTGTGCCATCTGCGTAATGAGTAGTTATTTGTGGTTTGTTCATAATTATTTCCTGTATCCGTAAATAGTGACATTTCCGCTTAAACTATCTGTTACGCCACTAATGGCAAAACCGTTATAGGCAGTAGCGGCTCCATGAATGTGAGAGCCGTTGCGATGAACAAACGCAGTCACATTGCTTTGATATGTGTAACTTTTAATTAATACAAATGTGTTCAAAGCATTATTTGGATTAAAAAATTCTAACTCAAGAGAACCTGCACCATTTGCGTTAGTGGAAACGGCAGTTATATCCATTGAACTACCAGCGACACCTGAACCCGACAAACTGCTTGCCCCAAATTGCACCACAGTATTTGAAGTATAATTGGCAGTTGCAGGGGTGGTGCCGCTTAACATTTGAACAGTGATTGCTCGTGTCGTAGCAGAACTGTTATTAAAATTGTCTATTTTGACTAAATAATTAGTAAAGTCTGAACTGAATACGCCTACAAATTGAGTCGTGACTCCTGAAAGCGTATAGGCACCGACTTTCCACAAGCCGACACCGTTCATCTGTGCCGCTGTCAGGACTGCGCCCGAACTGAAATCTGGTGGTGTAGCCATAATGTTTCTCCTTTACCAGCCGAGTCGACTGGTGTTCAAAATACCATTTACTGCGTCATTAAGAATGAAATACTGGTAATACTCGTTAGGACTCAAATACAAAGTAATACGAGTCTCAGACGGTGTACCCGAATAACTCATACCCTCATAAACCGTGTTGACTGTCTGCAACGACTGCCCTTGGGCCTGCCATTGCAAAGACAACATGACATCAAAAAAGACACGCAAACCCAACAACAGATCAGTAAAAGCGGTGCTGTTGTTACCTGCGTCAGTAAAAGTAACTTCATAACGCAACGTGGTCGGGTCGCCCTGCATATTTGCCAACCAACTAGCCAACCCTGCAGCTTGCGTAGTTGAAGCGTCAACCGTAGTAATTGAGTACCCAGAGACACCGTAAGCCGTTTGGCTGGTCGTGTTGTTGGCTTGCTGTTCGGCCACTGTTTCAGGGGTGACAGTTACTTGGTTATAAAAGTTGTCGCCGACCGCTATTCGTTTAAAATCTTCGTAAGCAATAGTCGTACTACTGACCGTGCTTCGAGTTAACGACACGGGCGCTGGGCTAGTTGATATTGCGCCACGATTAGCAAAATAGATACCGCTATCCCTAGCCGACAATTGACCCTTTTCTGTTTGGCACAACAAGTTAAGCCTGTTAAGAATTGTGCCGCTATAACTGGCAACACCTGAAGCGTTCGAATCACCTGTGCTACCAAGTTCTAAAACTTCAGGCGTATCAAACCCTGTAAACGAAAAGTTGGTTTGTTTGGCTTGTTCAACAGTTTTGGCGGCGGAGTAACCAACAAACTCTTTAAGTTGCCATTTGCCTGCTCTAGTTATTTCGTCAATGCAGGTAATAGTTGCTGTTGATAAACCTGTGTTGCCGGGGTAGTCGTTAAAATCAATATTTGACACGGTGCCTTGAAATGCAGGGTTTCCTGTAGTAAAAAAGATTACGACCTTTGTGCCACGAGGAAAGTTGGCTATTTGGTTGGTGTTGTTTTTGATGGTGATATTGAACGAACCACCTGCGTAGTTGTCGTTGTAGTTTTGTCGACCATCAACACCGCTAAACGACAAGACGTCAGTTGTAAAAACTGTTGATCCAGCACCATATTTAAACACCCAACCGTAAGCCATTATTGGACTCTTACGGGTAAACGGCCTACGTTGCGGTTGTACGCCTGCAATGCCTTGACCACCTCGTTGGGGTCTGCCGACATGACATTGACGGTTATGTTGCCACCGCTGCCTAAAGCGTTGTTGGGTGTGATGTTCCCAGACAACGACGGCGTGAACAGTTCAGGACCACGCTCACCAACAAGATACGAACTACCGCCCATGACCGGACCACCGTTAGCTCTAGCGCCACGAAACCGTCCGTTGACGTTATTAGAGCCTGTAGATATTCCAGCAAGTCCGAGAGCGTCGGCGGCGCTAAGACCGCCGTACTCGGCACCGCGGGCGAGATAGCCAGCCAATTCAAGCGCGGCCGCTGGACCTTGAGTTTGGAAACGAATCAGAATTTCTTTAGATGAAATACCGTCCATCTGCCCAGATATTTCGGCGAGGATTTCCATGAACTCGGCGGCTTTTTCGTTGTAGGTAACTAGGTCGTCATAAGCCCCAGTTGCAAACGCTTCCTCGGCGGCGGCTTCCATTTTGCCGAGGGCTTCAGTGGCTTTGTCTAAAGCGAGAACCTCGTTGAATTGATCGGTCAAATTTCTCCAAGCAGTATCAGCGTTAACGATTGCAACAGTGACATTACTTGCCGAGGTCGCCAAATTGTCTAATGGTGTTTTAGCGTTTTGAATTGCTGTCTTAAACGCTCCAGCATTGATCCGACCTTCATCTAAAACGCCTGCCAACTCGCTTAATGGTTTTTCGGCTTGCGTACCGTTACCAACAATGTCTTTAAATAGTTCAGTGACCTTGTCGTCAAACTTTAAAGCGGCGGTTGCACCTTGAGTTAAGAAAGTGACCATTGGAATCAACCGTTGACCCGACTTAACTTTTAGGTCCTCTGTAGCGTCGCCAAGGCCGTTCATCGCGTCGCGATAATCTTCAGCCATTTTTAGTTCTTCTTCAGAAATGACTTTTTGGTCCGAAACACTTTTAAGGCTTGCGTCAAGTTTTGCTGACCCGTCCTCAATCAGAACTGCCATTTCTTGCCAGCCTTTGCCTAGAAGCTGAGTAGCGACTCTTGCTTTTTCTGCTGGGTCCTTAATGCCTTTGAGTCGGTCAATGGTGTTTTTGAATGTTTGGTTGACGTCTAAAGATCCGTCTTTGAGATAAGCAAGGTCAACGCCAAGTTTGCGGACTTTGTCGGGGTCGGCACCGATTGTTTTGTTTAATTTGCCAATAGCAGTTCTGACAGCATCAATCGGTATTCCGATGTCACCTGCAGCTTCGATGTAGCGCGATGCGTCTGCTACGGCGAGACCTGTTGCATCAGCGAACTTACCCGCTGACAATGCAAGGTTTTGGAACGCGGCAATCCCGTCAGCAACAAACTTGCCAACTGCGGCACCGGCTGCGAGCGCAAAAGTACCAGCGTTAGCGGCGACAGCATCTAAAGCAACTTTTGAGCCCGCTTTAAATTTGCCCATTCCGCCTTCAGCGTCGGCGACCGCTGTTTTGAAGTTGGCAAAAGCGGCTTTAGCGGCTTTGATTCCATCGTCTGAGAATTCACTAATAATCGGAATGTTGATTGCCATTAGCGGTGAATCCTCATCAGTTCTTGGTTCGCCAAATAGATTACTTCTTTAACCACTGGTTGCAGTGCGCGTTGAAAATCAGGAATTGCTTTTTCGCCACCAGCCCAAATCATGCGCGACGGACGTCCCATGCGACTATCTAAGACTGAAACCATGTTGGGCCTTGCCCTTTTTGGGTTTCGGTTTCTGGTGCGGTTTGGGCCCTTGCCTGCAATGTCTGTAATCGCAAGAGCGGCGCCCTTAGTGCCAACAGTTATCGTTCCTATGGTTTCGTATTTAGCGCCTTGCTTAATGTTGCGTTTGCGCGCTTTTCGAGTGTTGGTCTTGACAACAACATTCTTAGTCTGGCCGCCCTTCCAACCAGTCCGAGCATTGTTTTCCATTCCAGACATTGGCGCCGATGACGGCACAAGCGGTGTAATTGCGTCAACAACAACTTTGCCAAGTTCTCGAATTTGTTTGCCGTAAGCACGACGCAATTTAGGATCAATGGAGTTAATCGTCCGCAACGCCTCTTTTAGGCCAGTTGGTTTCAGATCAATCCCTAAACTCATTTTCTGCTCTCGTTCTGTTCAATTATCAACCTGATCATTTCGTCAACGATCTGGGCTGGTGTTTCCATCAGATCCAACGGACTGATGCCTGTACGAACAGCGAGCTGCGCGATCAGGTTTGTGGCTCTTCCTGCGGGCCCTGTTTGGCTTTTGGGAGAAACGTAATATCCATGACGTTCTCTACCCAAGTGCTGAACAACGGAACCACAATCTTCTTGGTTCGTAACGCATCCCAAGCCAACCATGCGAGAGGCTTGAATTTCATATCTTCTAAGAAACGGCCCACGGAGAGCGTGGGGTGGTGATCTTCCCACCTGCACGCAACTCCGTAAGTGATCGGTGCTTCGAATGTTTCACCGTCAGCCATTTCTACTTTTAATGTCATGCCAATCATGTCGGGGTCCTTTGGTTAGTTAATGATTACGGGTTGGTGATGTCGCGCACCCAAGTGCCGCCGACATAACTGACGCTTACTTGGCTGAGCTCTCCAACGGTCGTTACGATCGGCGTAAACGAAGCCAACATCGCATTAGTGATCGTGTACTCAGGGTTACTTGCAGACTCGGTTGTGCCTGCTGGTGAGATGACCAGAGTGGTGGTGCCGTCGCCGACCTGATCAAACAGGGTGGCTTCAATTTCGCCAGTTCCGTAGTTCATGAACATCGTCAAGGTGACGTTCACCATTTGGAGCCCCGAAACGAAGCGGTGCCCGGTATCGCCGAAGGTCGTGGATTCGAGTGAGTCGTATCCGATCTCAAGCGAGGCCGCAGAGGTGTTCTGAGTGACATCCACTCCACCGATGGTGACGGTTGGGTTGGACAGGTAAACGGTTTTTGTTGTGGGCATGGTTTTTCCTTTATGGGATGCGCTTAGAAGCGATTCTGATAGTTAGGTCGTATGCGGGTAATTCTTGTGAACCGATTTGAGCAAGCGACGGTGTGCCACTTACAACGGCGATCGGGCTGTTCATGATTGTGTCCACGACGCCGAGAATGTAGTTTGCCGAATCGCTGTTGCCGGGTGGCGCTCCAAGGATTCGGAGATCAACTGTGATGTCGGCGATTTGGTTGTTGAAACAAGTAAACGTCGGTAGTTCCACGAACACGGTGAGCGGTCGTGCGTTGCGCGGATCGGTGACAGGCTTGAGTCCCAACGCTGTAAGCGACGCTGACACGGTGTCAACGGTATCCGTGAAGATGCCTGCCATTTCATGCACACTGCGATCGTTTAATGCCGAGCAATTGGTTGACTCGACCCAAGGTCATGAGCGGTGGTCCTGTCATGTCACCAAACGACGCGTAACTGTCTCCAGTGGTCCCGCGTTCACGGTAAAGCCCTGCGGCGTAAAGCGTGGTTCCTAACAGCACTGAGCTGTCAGGGACGGTCGTGAGACTGTCGTGGTAACCAGCCTGAACGCGACGCCTGAAACACCAAGCGTTTGCAGCTGCGACACAAGTCGTTAAGAACGCGGTGTCATTTGCCGTGGCCGACGAGATCCCGAGAAACTCAATTACTGGCGCAGTTGATGACAACCATGTACAACTCAAGGTCCATGTCAAAGTTCCAAACGGATCAGCTGCAGATCGTTCTAGATCGTCGCCGACATCTTGAAACATCAACTGGTTGACAATGATTTCGTTTTCGTTGTAAAGCAGGTCGCCTGCTTCGTTAACGCCAGCAAACAAGTTGACCGGTACAGCGATAACAATGTGCGTGCCGTTGAGACTGTGACCGAGTCCAGTAAGTGTGATTGTCTGGCCGACTGTGATGTCGGTTGCTTCGAGGGTCTGCACCACAGCAACATCGTCTAGACGCTGGTGGTGCGTCACGCTGAATGTGGCCATGGTGCAGTCTCTCTACTTAGTCAGTCGGATCAGGCGAACGTGAACTTGACGAACTTGCTTGAGTCAATCATCAATGCGGCAAAGTAGCCACGGAACGCAATGGTGCGGCTCAAGGTGGACGGGTTGTCCAATGAGATCGCGCCCTTCTGCTGTTCAAACAGTTCGTAACCAGATGCGTCGCCGACGATACAAGTCGCACTGGCGAAGTTGCGGTCGACTACAACTTGCAGACCGAAAGCGTTTCCGTTGACTTGACCGGGTGCAAGATTGCCGAAAGCGTTCATCGGTCCGATCTGTGGGAATAACGGACGCTTGCTTGAATCCGACAAAGAAATCAAATCTTGCCAAATTCCAGGAGCCACAAATAAGTGAGTCGGCAAGTTGCCATTTGACGAAGTGAGAATTGTTGCTGCAGCTGCTGCAATTTCAGCGGCCCATACTTCAGGTTTGCCAGTGTCGGCAGCAGCAAAAGCTTGAGTCGTGGTTGCGCCAGCGACCAAAGTGTCGGCTGCGTAGTTGTCGGTTGCGTTTGCGTAGATACGGCCCATGTCGTCAAGCAAGATTGACAAGATTGCGGGATCGGTCCAATCAAGATCGGCTTCAGAGATGTTGACATAGCCACCGAAAATTTGCTTGGTGACCTGATTCGAACTCACCACGAAAGTACCTGACTGGTTGCTCATTTCGGCAAGGCTTGCACCAATGCTTGTGTGAGTCGTGACCTCGGGTCGAATGAAGATCTTGCCTCCACCGGGCATGGACTTGGCACCAACTGCATCAACAACTGGGCGACGGCCGATAAAGTTGTTGTAGACGGGCCCAAGGATTGGGGTTGGGAGCACACCGGGTGTGTCGGTGGTGACCACGTCGGGAGCTGCGGCGCGAAGTGCTTCGTGCATACGTTCCCAAGCAGTTCCGCCAGCAATGGCAGCACTCAAGTATTCGACAGCGGTTGGCAATTTTGCGTCGCGCTTGACAGCGGTTGCGTAAATGGGTTGAGTCGCAACAGCGGCTTCAACGGTTATGGGTTCTGACATTTCATCCTCCTCGGATGGTGTTGGGGTTGTTTCTGTTGGGGTTTCGGTTTCGTCGGGTTCGCTTTCATCGGGTGATGAGGCGGCGACTGAGTAGACCTGTGCTGATTCGTAGGCTGGCACAGTGACAAGCGACAGTTCTACGAATCGGGCTTGAGAGACCTCTAGGGTCCCGTCTGACAGGCGCTTGAACTTGGTGGGGATTGCGCCCACCGAAACGCTGTCTAAAGCGCCGTCGGCGAGCAGTGCAAGAGCGTCATCGGCGGCGCGAGTTGCGCTCAGTTTTGCCACAAACATCATGCCTTCACTGGTGGACACTCTTTCGGTGACTCGACCAATGACGCGCGTGTCGTCGTGGTATTCCAAGAGCTTTGGCATCGGGCCATCCTCAGGAAGTGAGCCCTCAAGAAAGACCACACTCTCGCCACCACTCAATTGGGCTTTGACATTCCACGGGACTGCAAGCCCAGTGATTTGACGCGACGGTTCACCATCAGCGGACGCGTCCAGCGTGATCTGTTGAGCGGTCAATCTAATCATGAATATTCTTCCTCGCGGTTTCCTGAATCAAAAGCGGGTTCGCGCTCAACATTCCCTAAATCGTTTTCGTAGACGTAGTCCGAGACATCAAATTTGACGTACCGTCCACGCGGCAAAAGTTGGTTCATTGACAATGTTTGCTCAATGGCATCCAAATATTGTTTGGTGCCAAACAAGTAAAGATCTTGGCGTGCCTGTTGCCTGTGTACAGCAGACCTTGAGTCGGTGCCAAGAATTGCACGACGTCATCGGTTGCAAGTGGGTAACCGTTAAATTCGACTTGGTCGGACGGGCCGAACCACTGTGGTCCAGCCTGATCCATGGTCGTAACCATTGCGGCGGGTAACCATTGGAACGAAAGCGGGCGTCCTGTGGCAGTGGATCGGCTGGTGATGTACCAGAATCCGCGACCGTGAAGCATAAGGTCCGTGACGAGCTGGGAGAAGATGAAGTTGCGCGTGACCTTCGGATCGGGCTGATCCATCCACGACTCGTTCTCCAAATAGATCTCTTCGTACTCTTCGCCAGTCCATTGCGTGGTGTAATGCTTCAGTTCTAAGCAGCCGACCATGGACGCAATCATTTGTATCGAGCGGGCAACAGTGGGAACAGAGAGGGCCAGTTCTTGCGACGCCCCGACGGAGTACGTATAGAACT